GTCTGCGGCAAATCGCCGCCAGAGATTCGACCCCCCCTCCCCTGGCACGGAACGACAGGCCTGTCCGAGCCAGGGTGCTGGTGCCACGGGTGCGCCAAGTCGATCGGGCTGCCGTCGTGCGCCGCGCCACGAAGGATGCCGCCTGCGCTGTGCTCCTGTGCCTTCTTGTGACCGTCGTGGCACGCCTTGCACAAGCTCTGCAGATTCGCGCGATCGTAGAACAATTCCTCGTCGCCCCGATGCGGCCTGATGTGGTCGACAACCGTCGCCTGCACCAGCTGGCCGATGCCCTTGTGCATGCGGCACCGCGGGTCCTCGCGCAGCTGCAGCGCGCGCAGGCGCCGCCATGCCGCCCGGTTGTAGAGGTGGTGGTGCTCGGACATCGGATTCAGGCTGCCCAAGAAGAAGCCCCGGTCACTGTGAGGCGCCGGGGCTTTGAGCAGCACACTTGGATCGGATCGCGCAGGCAGTGCCAGCGTGCCTGAAATGTACCCACTTCTTCTAACTGGTAAAACCCCCAAGCAACTGTATGCCCGCCTTTCGTGCGCGCCTCTGCTGCTCCTCGTCGCGCGCCCGCTGCACCTGGTCAGCCGTCCAGTGCATGCGCTCGCCGATCACGCGACGCGCCTCCTCGAGCCGGGAGTACACCGTCGACTCTTGGCAGCCCAGCCGCTGCGACCGCTCCGCTGCCGACACCTTGTGCACGTACACCGTCACCAGCGTGTCGCTCAGACGCTGAGGCAGGCCGCCGATGATCTGGTGCAGCGCACGCTCGCGTGCATCGTCGCGTGCAGACGTCTTCAGCGTCGGCGTCTGCCCAGGCGCCGGGGGCATCCAGTTGACGTGCAGCACCGACATCGCAGGGTAGCCGTCACCCCGCCCGCCGCCGCTAAGCCATGCACCCCATGCCAGCAGCCGCTGCTCTAACGCGCCGCGTGCGTCCGCGAGGCCCTCAGTGCGCACGATCCGCCTCCGGCGCCCAGTCGCCAAAGCGCTGGGTCGCGCCGTCGAACCACAGCTTGATGGTGTCTGTCGGCCCGTTCTTATGCTTCGCGAATTCGATCTGCGCCAGGTGCTTGTTGTCCGGCCTCGGCTTGCGCCGGTGTTCGCGCCACAGCAGGCCCACGATGTCGGCCGCCTCCTCGATGCCGCCCGACTCGCGAAGATGATCAATTCGCGGCGGCCCGTCCGTCTTGTCTGCCTCGCGGTTAAGCTGGCTCAGCAAGACCACCGCACAGCGCAGTTCCTTGGCCAGCGCCTTCAGCCCGGCCGCTATGCCGCCCAGCTGCTGGTGCCGCGTCTCGCCCTCGCCCTGCATCAACTGCAGGTAGTCGACGATCACCAGCTGCAGCGCGCCCTTGCGCCGCAGCACCTGCATCGCCTTGCGCCGAACATCGCGCAGGGCTAGCGCCGGCTTGTCGTCGATGTATAAGGGCAGCGCCTGCAAGGCGTCCACGCCCTCAGCCACGCCTCGCCACATGCTGTCGGGCGCGTGCTGCGGCGTGCGGATGTCCGCCAGGTTCACGCGGCCGGCCGCCGCCACCTGGCGCGAGACCAGCATCATGTCGCTGTCCTCCATGCTGCACACGAGCACCGGGCCCGCCCGGGCGACGTTGCGAGCCATTGCCAGGCACAGCGCACTCTTGCCCATGCTCGGCCGTGCCCCGATCACCACCAGCTCGCCCGGTCGCATACCGCCCGCCAGAAGCCGATCGACATCATGCAGTCCCGTCGGCACCGCATCGCTCCTGCCCTGAGATCGCGCCTCCAGCGCGTCCAGCCACCCCGGCAACAGGTCGGCCACCACGCGGGGCTCGCCGCTGGCAGTACCCTGCTGCAGCGCGATCAGCTCCAGCATGATGCGGTCGATCAGTGCGTGGAGGTCATCGCGCGATCCGCCGGCATCGCCGGCGCCGCGCATCAGGTCCTGTCCCACTGCCATCAGCCGCCTGCATACCGCCCGGTGCCGCACGATGCCCGCATAGTGCTCGGCCTTCGTGCTGCTGGGCACGCACTGCGCCAGATCGTTCAGGTAACGCAGACCGCCCACGTCATCGGCCATCCCTTCCACGCGCAGCGCCGCGAACACCGTGATGATGTCCGCCTCCTTTCCCGCCAGGATCAGCGCCGTCGCCACGCGCCATATCGTGCGGTGCTCGTGTCGATAAAAATCCTCCGTGCGAAGTACCGGCTGCACGGCATCCAGGCACCGGTTGTCGATCAGCACCGCACCCAGCACCGCCTGCTCGGCCTCCACACTGTGCGGCGGCAGAACGCCCTGCAGGTCCTGTTCATCCATGCCCGCAGCCCGCCCGCAGCTGCGCGGCCAGCGCCGCCAGTTGCGCCCGCGCGGCCTGCGCATCGGCCGCCGAACGGGCGGCGTCCTCTTGGGCCGGCGGGTCGCGTTCCGCACGTCCGAACGACGCAGCCATGGCCCGCAGCCGCTCACCTCGGTCAGCCCATCGCTCAATCCGCGACTCCTTGCCGAACAGCCACTCCAGCTCGCGCATCGCGGCACGCACCTCGTCGCCGCGGCAATCGGCCAGCGGGTCGGCAGCCATCCCTTCGATCGCCAGCATCAGCGTGTCCGCGTCGTAAAGCGTCAGCATCGCCTGGATCGCCGCGCGGCGCGTCGGGCCCAGCTTGCAGCGCCTGATGGGCCTGCCGAACATGGCTACCCAGTGCTCGAACACCAGACGCACGACGTCGCCCGATTGCATGCCGAAGCCTGGTGGAGCGTCTGTGACCAAGCGAAGCTGTGGTTGACTCATGAGATTCGATCCTTTCGTTCCTGCTGCTCGTTGGTGAATGCTTGAGCAAAGCGGGGCCTTTCCCGTCGCGTGGTGGCGTCGGGTCCGCCCCGCCCCGCGTCGTGCCGTGCTCGTCGGAGCCATGCCGTCGCGTCGCGTCGCCCAGCCTTTCGGCACAACGTCGGCGGACGTCATCCACCGCGCGGCCATCCCGCGGGCGCTGGGCTCTGAGCCCACCCTGCCGCCTTTGCGTGCCCGAGTTCGGCGGCTTGTGAAGTGCGCCCGGCCTCGGTCGGCCCACCGGGCGCTGCGTGCCCGGCTACATGCTCGCCTCCATGGGCTCAGGACTGGGAGTGGCGCCAACCCACATGGCAATCAAGCTGCGCAGCGGCACATCGTCGAACGGCCGCGCGTCACACTGACGCCATGCCCGCTCATAGAACGGCACCGGCCGGCACACGCCCGGCACGCGCACGTCCCGCTTGCGCGCATCGCCCGCGCGCGCCATGTTGTTCAACGTCTCGCGCACCACGCTGATGGCAAGACCCGTGCGCACCGCCAGGTCGCGCGTGGTGCCGCCGCCGTCCACCAGCGCAGCAGCCAAGTCCAGCCGCGCATCGGAGTGAGGCCTCATCGCCGCCCCTTGTCGCCGCACCCGCCGGACGAACAACCGGGCAAATCCGTGCTCATCCGGGCAGATCCGGGAGAAACCGGGCGCAACCGGGTCAATCCGGCGACGTCCACCTTCTGCGCGATCACCATGGCGGCATGTACCCGGTCCACCACGTACTGCTCCATGACCATCTCCACCAGCTTGGCCGGCTCCACGCGGTCGACGTCCGCCAGGGCCAGCAGCGCGGCGTGCAGCTCGGGGCCGAAATACACGCGCAGGTCCTTGCGGTCCAGGCTCATGCGTCAACGCTCCGTAGGAAAACGCCCGCCCGGCCGGCCGCGGTGCGGCGCCTTGCGGGCGCCGCGTACCACGACAGGGAGGAGACCGCTTTTGCGGCCGGCCAGGGCGCGGCATCGCTGCCGCCGGTGGGGCAAACCTGTGAAGTGGGCGGGCAGCCCTGCCTTGGATATGCTGGCCAGCCCGACACCAACCAGCCACCCGAGGAGGGCGCCCATGACCGAAATTCGCTTTGTTCTACCGAACGCGTTCAAGTCGGTCGCGCTGGCGGCCGGGCTCGAACCGCCGAACGGCGCCGACATTGCACCTTGCCCGCTGCAGGTCGGCGATGTGATCATCGTGCCGCCCGTCCGTGGAATTGCGTTGCGCGTCGTCTGGCGGTTGTACCGCTGCCCAAGCGAAGACGCAGAGGCGATGTGGTTGGTGCAATTGGAGGAATGTCAACATCCGACAGACCCTCCAGTTCCCGCACGTCCTGTGGGTACATGAAGGTCGGCGGCGACGACGCTGTCCACCGTCGCAGCGTTGCACGCAATCGGCGCCCGAGCCTGAGCAGCTCACGCCGCATCGCGCGCCTCTTCGGCAGGGATCGGCGGGGCGCCTTCGGTGCTGATCAGTTCGGGCCAGGTGTGGTCGACCGCACAGACAGCGGCAACCGTCTGGCCACATGCTGCGGCGGGGCGATGTACGCCAGCGGGGCGGCGGTCAAGACAAAAAACGACGCCGCTTTCGGTGGCCCACCTTGGAACGATCAGGACGTGCCCGGCATAGGCCTCAATCTCGAGATGTACCGCGCAGGCCGCGCAGTCGGCGGTGAGGCGGCAGATGCATCGTGGCTGTTCGTGCATGGGTGATCCCTCACGCTGCATCGCGTACCTCTTCGGCAGGGACCGGCATGGGCCGAAGCACTGAACGCGGCAGGGGGTCACCCAACATGGGCCGCCTCCTGCCAGTCAATGGCGAAATAGGCCAGCAGCGGCTCGATCGTCCCCACGCGCGGGTTTGTTCTGTCCCCATATGCAATCTTGCGCAGCAAGCTTTGCGAAACCCCTGTCTCGCGCGCGATCTCGGGCCACATGCGCGGGCCGCAAGAGAGCAGCCTGGCCCGCAGGACGCCGACGATTGGGATTGCCATCGGCGCTATGGTAATCCCGTTTTGGGGATTTCTCAATCCCGTTTTTGGGCGTCGTCGATATGCAACATGCGCGCATGAATCGACCCAGAGATATCGTTGCGGCCAATTACTGAGCGCAGCGCTCGGTCATCCGGCGGTCCTCGCGGATGCCGGTCAAGGCCTTCCGGAAGGTCTCGCCGCAGTCACGGCACCTGTACCGGCGCACGTTGACCACGATGCGCACCTGGTGCCCGCGAATCGGGCTGTCACGGTACGTCGTGGCGTGGGTGCCGTGGCGGTACAGGCGGCCGATGACGCCGCAGCGCTGGCAGGCATCAGGTTCGGACAGGAACTCAGCGACCAGGCGGTAGCCCTCGCCGTCCAGTGGGGCCTCCAGGAGGCGCCAGCCGGGCAGGTCAAGGATGTCCATCAGGTCTTGGTCTTGAGCTGGAACAGCTCCCAGAACGCCGGGTGCATGGCGCGGTCGCCCGTCTCCCACTGCTGCCAGGGCCGGCGCTTCGTGTGGACGGCGGCGGCGCACCAGTCCTGCGCCGCTGTGATGCCGACGCCTAGCCTGGCCTGGATGGCTTCGCGGGCTGCCAGCACGTCAGCCGGGGCCGGGCTGGTCATGGGTTCCTGTCGTGCCACTGGGCAGCCTCCTTCACGAGCCGAAGCAGCCTGGCCTGCAAGTCATGCAGCGGAACTCCGCGCGCCTGCTCAAACGCCACCCAAACCTCTGCGCTGGCATCTTCGGTCACAGCGTCCAGGGAGCCATCGTCAAGCTCGGTCAGTTGAACGCGCAGCCCGCTTTCGTGGACAAGAAGGTCAAGGCCTTCACGGCGCCAGGCCTTGTGCCAGTTTCGGTGCTTGCCAGTCATGGAATGAAGGGCCTTTCGGCCCTGTGGTTGGGTTACTCGGCAGCGATGCGGTAGCCGCGACCCGTGTGCTGGAGGTGGCTGACCTTCACGATGCGGACGGCCGGGTCGCGCTCTTGCTTGTGGCCGAACGAACCGACGGCCACGCCTGCGAAGAAGGCAACTTGCAGCGCAATCTGCTCTGCGGCGGCGCGGGTCTTGGCGGTCTTGACGAGGACGTGCGTGCCGCCCTTGTCGTCGCTGATGGCCATCGGCTGCGAGGCGCGCATCGGGCCACCCAACGCGCTGAAGGCGGCTTCAGCGCGTTGGGTGGCGATGACTGCGAAGTGCTTTTGGTTCATTTCAATCTCCTAGGAGAGCCCTCTACCGGAGGGCGTCGGTGGACTGCATTTGCTGTCCATGTCCGAAAGTATACGCGCAATGCGCACAACGTCAAGAACTTTTTTCCACCACGTAATCCGTTTTATGGACCTGCGATGTCATGCCCATTCCCACCGCCAAATCCGAAGACCCGCAATTGCCGCCGCACCATATCACGCTTAGCACGGTCATTGCGGCCGACGTAAGCCGGGCGCCCGCCCTCCTTTTGTCCATGCACGACCCGCAGACGCCGCCGCCCCGCCGGGTGGACGTGCAATGCGCGAGTCACGCAAAATCCCACAAAAGGGATTGACAATCCCACTTTAGGGATTCATCATCCGCATCACCACCCCACGACAACGCCGTCCGGCGGGGGTGCGGAGATGCGATGCGACCAGCCGCCCGAGTGGTCCTGTACGCCGCCGCCCTGGCCTGGCTGGCCCTGGCGGTGCTGCTCGTCGCCGGCTGCGGCGGCGGCGACCCCGACGACGACGTCCCCACGCCCGGCGTGAACTGCGCCGCCCGGCCGGAGCTGTGCAAGTGACGCCCGGCTGCACCGGCGACTGCGACCAGGGCCGGCGCGACTGCACCTGCGGGCGCGCCCTGGGCATGTGGGACGACGAGCGCGGCAGCCCCTGGACCTCGGCCCTGCTGTATGCCCTGGTCCTGGTGGCCGCGCTGCTGGCGTCGCACTTCTACGCCTGGGGCTTCGCATCATGAGCGCCACCGCCTTGCTGCTGGCCGCCCGCCGCGCGTGCAGGCGTCTGCACGTCACCATGCTGCGCGCACGCCATGCGCAGCTGCAGCTGGCCGCCACCCAGCTGCTGATGGACCCCGACCCCCGCACCGGCCTGCGCCTGGCCGTGCTGATGGCTCGCGCCGCTGCCGTGCATTTGAAGATCGTGGCGCTGGAGCTGGACACATGAGCGCCGTCGTCCTGCGCGGACTGCTGGTGCAGCGCGCCTGGCACGCCGTCACTTTCGACGGGCACGCCTTCATGTACCTGGAATGCCTGCAGCCGCCCGTGGCCACGCCGCTGGCCCGCGGGCAGCGCTGGCCCGTCGTCACCGCCCGGCGCGCCTTCGGCCAGGGCCCCGCCGCGCAGATCGCCGCCAAGTGCGCCGCCAACGACCTGCACCGCGGCCAGCGCGTGGAAGTGCACGCCGCCGGCTTCGCCCAGGACCATGTGCACGACCGCATGGTGCTGGTGGGCGTCGACCACGTCGAACCGCTGGACCGCCCCGCCCGCTACTGGCAGGACGGCGACGCCTGCCTGGAGAACGCGACATGACCTGGCTGCTCACCGCCACCGGCCAGGCCTTCGACCTCGAGTTCATCGCCCACGATTCGATCGACATCCAGGACATCGCCGCGTCGCTGTCCAAGATGAACCGATTCACCGGCCACACCAGCCGGCTGTACAGCGTGGCCGAGCACAGCCTGCTGTGTGCCGAGATCCTGGAGCGCGACGGCGGCGTGCGCGACCGCGCCGTGCTGCTGGCCGCGTTGCTGCACGACGCGCACGAGGCCTACTGCGGCGACATCGCCACGCCCCTGAAGCAGCGGCTGGACATACTGACCGCCGGCGCCTGGAGCCGCGAGGAAGACCGCCTGCAGCGCCACATCCTGCACCGCTTCGGCATCTACGGCGTCTACGCCGACCACTACCACACCATCAAGCACGCCGACCTGGTGGCCCTGGCCACCGAGCGCCGCGACCTGATGCCGCCCCACCCGCGCGAATGGCCCGTGCTGGCCGGCGTCGCGCCCGTCGGCTGGCTGCGCCTGCAGGACCGCGCCCACATGCGCGACACCGACTGGCGGCAGGCCTTCCTGGACCGCTTCGCCGAGCTGACTCACCCCAACGCCGAGGAGGCCTGACCTTGCCCCGTGCTGTCCACCTCATGCCCCGCACCCGCGGCGTGGTGCAGGACGCCATCGACGACGCCGACGATGCGGCGCCCGGCAAGCCCGTGCGCCACCAGTTCGAGGCCGACCCGACCAAGGTGCTGCACCCCAGCATGCTGCCCGGCACCGCCGTGCAGCTGCTCACCGTCGGCCGCCCGCGTGCCGCGTTAGGCAGCGGCGACGCCAGGCCCGTGCTGCCCCGCGCCGGCAGCGAAGTGTTCCGCCAGTTGCCCAGCCGCATGGGCAACACCCTGCGCTGGCCCGACGGCCGCGTCACCGACCTCAGCGGCACGCCGCTGCCTATCACCGTCAATGCCTGAAGGAGGCACGAATGCCCAAACCCATCACCGACACCCTCCGCTTGCTGCACGGCGGCGCGTTTCTCGAACAGTGCAGCGACCTCATGGCCAGCGTCGTGCGCGGCGTCGAGGAATCCGGCAAGGCCGGGAAACTGACTATCACCCTCGACGTCAAGAAGGTCGGCGCCGCCGTCTCGGTGCTGGCCAAGGTGACCGACAAGACGCCCGAGAAGGCGCCGGATGCCGACCTGTTCTACGCAACGGTCGAAGGCAACCTGTCGCTGGACAACCCCAACCAGCGCAAGCTGGACCTGCGCGTGGCTGAGGTCAAGCGCGAGGTCCGCGAAGTCATCGATCCCGCTACCGGCGAGATCCGCCAGCCGGCCGCCGGCTGATCACAACCCGCCCCACCACAAGGACCCATCACGATCATGAACGACCCCACCACCACGCAACCCAAAACATCGCCGAGACGCTGGCCCGCGAAATGGCGCGACCGGCCGTTGTCGAGCGCACCGGAGACCTGCTGCACATCGCCGTGCCCAAGTCCATCGACCTGAAGGAAGTGGACATGGAGAAACTGCTACCCAACCCGCGGCGCATGCGGCTGAAGCCGAGCTTCGCCACCGCCGACAGCTTCCTGGCCTACATCGCGCGCCACCAGTCGGCGTCCACCGTGGTCTGGTGCGACTTCAACCCGCAGACGTTCGCCCTGCGCTTCGAGGCGGTGCTGGACGACCATGCGCCTGGCGTGCCGGGCTGGCGCGGCCACGCGGCGCGGTTCGAGCCCGATCTCTCGGCCGAGTGGAAGGCCTGGAAGGCGATGGACCGGCAGGCGATGGCGCAGGTCAAGTTCGCCGAGTGGATCCAGGAGCACGAGGACGACATTAACAGCGGCACCGGCGGCACGATGCCCACCAGCCTGCAGATGCTGGACATGGCGACGAATTTCGTCATGAACGAGGAACGCGCGCTGAAGTCGGCCGTGCGCCTGCAGTCCGGCGGCACGCGCCTGACCTACATCGCCGACCCGGACCAAGGCACCGTCGAGAGCATGAGCCTGTTCGAGCGCTTCGCCATCGGCATCCCGGTGTTCCACGGCGACCCGGTGGCCTGGAGCCTGATCGCGCGCCTGAAGTACCGCAACAACGGCGGCAAGTTGTCGTTCTCCTTCGAGCTTGTTGGCCCGGACCGCGTGCACCAGGGCGCCGCGAAGGAACTCATCGTCAAGGTGAGCTCGGGCCTGGGGCCGGTGCCGCTGCTGATGGGCGAGTGCAAGTGACTCCGCATCGAGAGTCTGCACCCGCCGGCGCGGTCACGCTGGCCAACCCCGGCGTGATGCACGTCCTCAACGTCGGCGACGGCGACACCAAGCTGTCGTTCGACCCCAAGAACCCGGCCGAGCGCATCAGGGCCGCGCGCATCGTGCGCGACATGCTGCGCCGCGGCTACGCGCTGCTGATCGAGGTCGATCGCGACGGTGAGAAGCGCCTGGAGCGCGCCCTGGAATTCCGCGAGGACGTGTGCGAGTACGTCATCGCCGACTTTGATCCCGTGGCGGCGGCCGACGCCGATGCCGAGGAAGAACACCATGCCCAAAAACAAGGCCAAGTCGGCGCGGGCAGCGCGCCAGCTGGAGATCCGCCGCCGCAACCGAAGCGCCGGGGAAGACCGCCAGGCCGCGTCGCCGTCAAGGCCGAACGCACCCGAGCCGTCGCCGTGGCACCAACAGCCGGCGGGTAGGCGCGAGGCGCTGGAGGCGGCCGACCAGTTCACGCCGCTGCGCAACAATCTGCGGGAGATCGCTCGGTTCATGGACGAATGGGCCGGCATCCCGATGCCGCTGGACGGCGAGCAGCTGGTCATCGAGCCGCGCTATCCGTTCGCGGGCCTGTCTCAGATCGGCAAGCCGGACGAGGTCGCCGAGAAAGACGACGAGCTCGCGGGCGCGAAGATCCGCAACCAGTTCTGGTCCAGCCACAAGCGCAGCACGATCATCGTGTTCGAGAAGTCGGACGGCCGCATCGACTGGGGCCTGTCGCCCGGGGCGAACCACCTGACCCATGACCTGCGCACCATGGGCTGCGCCGAGGCTTGGGGTATCGAGCAGGAGAGCAACGCGCTGGCGACCCTGGGCACGATGCTGCCGCATCGCAGGTTCAAGCAGTACCTGCTGACAGGCATGTTCCTGGAGACCAGCAAGCGCTCCGGTGTGACGTACCTGTTCCGCCGGCTGAAGCCCACGGTGGCGATCCACACGGTCAAGGGCCATTTGCGGATCCTCTGCGCGCTGTGCCTGCACCCGATCGCCTACTACGCAGGTTCCTGGGCCGGAGCAATGACGCCGACCGATGACGTGATCGCGCACCTGGCGCTGATGCGCGGCGACGAAGCGATGTTCTGGCGCCGCGCCAACCAACACCCGGCATGGACGCCGGAAGCGGGAGTTTGACGTGCCCCTACCCTACGAGAACGCCACCAGCGGCGAGCCTTTACTGATGCCAGTGAAGCCTAGAACATTAAGCGATTCTGACAAGCTGGCATTGCGAGAACTTGGTGTGTTTGCCTTCGATCACCCTAACCCGGAACAGGTGCGACTGTTGAGATCGGTGGTCGAGTTGAACGGCAGCGACTTGCTTCTTGCGGCCATGAGGGCACTGAACACGAGGCGCAATCTTTCGGATCATGCGCGCGAGGACTTTGCCAAGCACGTACTCGCGGCGCTGGAGGGGCCGAAGGCATGAGCCACGTCGAGATCCGCCACTTCCACCTGTTCGCCGGACTGGGCGGCGGCGCGCGCGGGTTCAACCGCGGCGAGGCGCGCGTCGGCCAGTTGCAGGCCCGCTTCCGCTGCATCGGCGGCATCGACGTCGACCCTGCCGCGATGCGCGACTTTCAGCGCCTGGCCGGCGTGCCGGGCACCGTGCTCGACATGTTCGACCGAGAGCAGTACCGCGCCTTCCATGGCCGCGAGCCTGGGTCGGACTGGCGCGAGGCCACGCCACTTGACATCCAGCGCGCGGCCGGCGGAGAGCGCCCGCACATCGTGTTCCTGTCGGCGCCCTGCAAGGGCTTCAGCGGGCTGCTGTCCGAGTCCAAGAGCAAGACGGCGAAGTACCAGGCCCTGAACCGCCTCACGCTGCGCGGTGTGTGGCTCATGCTGGAGGCCTGGGCCGACGACCCGCCCGAGCTGGTGCTGCTCGAGAACGTGCCGCGGCTGGCCACGCGCGGCCGCGCGCTGCTCGACCGCATCACCGCGATGCTGCGTGCCTACGGATACGCCACCGCGGAGACGACGCACGACTGCGGCGAGCTGGGCGGACTGGCGCAGAGCCGCAAGCGCTTCTTGCTGGTGGCCCGGCACACCGAGAAGGTGCCGCCGTTGCTGTACGAGCCCGAGCGCCGGCCGCTGCGCGCCGTGGGCGAAGTGCTGGGCCGGATGCTGCTGCCGGGCGACCTGCGCGCCGGGCCAATGCACCGCGTGCCGGCGCTGCAGTGGAAGACCTGGGTGCGGCTGGCGTTCGTAGAAGCTGGCAGCGACTGGCGCAGCCTGAACCGCCTGCAGGTAGTCGACGGAGTGCTGCGCGACTACTTGATCGTGCCGACGATGTTTCGCGGCGGCCTGGGCGTGCGGCGCTGGGACGAGCACACCGGCGCGGTGGCTGGCGCGTCGCTGCCGCTGAACGGCGCACACAGCGTGGCCGACCCGCGCAGCGGCATGGCCGCCGACCGAGAGGCCTACCTGACCGGTGGGCATTACGGCGTGGTGCGCTGGGACGAGCCGAGCGGCGCGGTCAGCGCCGCAGCGTGCCACGACAACGGACGCTGGAGCGTGGCCGATCACCGCATGCCAGCAGCGACCGACAACCTTGTGGCCGTGATCCAGGCCGAGGACGGCACCTGGCACCGGCCGTTCACGACGCTGGAACTGGCCGCGCTGCAGTCGCTGGTCGACCCGGAGGAGCAGCTCGAGCTGGACGGCCTGAGCGATCAGGCTTGGCGCGAGCGCATCGGCAATGCGGTGCCCAGCGACGCGGCCCAAGCCATCGCCAGCGAGATGGGGAGGACGCTGCTGCTGGCATGGAGCGGCGAGACGTTCGCACTTTCGGCGGCACCCGTTTGGGTGCGCCCTGTGGTGGTGGGGCTCTCCGTGGCCCAGGCAGGGGCGGCGTGAGCACGATCACCTCCAAGAAGAACCCCGGCACGCGGCCGGGGCTGGAACTCGCACAGCGAGCGCTGCCAGGGAGGAATGCAGCGGTGGTTGCCCACGGCGCGCATGGTAGCGCCGCAGCACCGACACAGCCCTCCATCCACCAACCCGGAAAACCCTCGGAGACCCCATGAAGTTCCAAGACCTGCCGCCCGTCGGCCAACCCCTCGAGTCCGGCATCTTCGCTGGCTTGACCACCACGCGCGAAGGCACCCACTGCGCCGTCGTGCTGCTGGCCGACAAGCCGGACAAGGGCATGAAGTGGAAAGCCGCGATGGACTGGGCCAAGAAGCTGGGCGCTGAACTGCCCACGCGTCCGGTCGGCGCGCTGCTCTTCGCCAACGCGAAAGACCAGTTCACTGCGGAGTGGCACTGGACCAGCGAAGCGTACGACGGCTCGTACGCCTGGACCCAGGGCTTCGGCCTCGGCACCCAGGACGTCGACGACGAGAGCTATGAAGGCCGAGCCCGCGCCGTCCGCTTGATTCAGCTCACCGATTGATCCTTCGATCCTTTGAACGGAGACCCACGAGATGATCACCCTCGAACAGATCCAGGCCGAGCACGCGCGGATCGGCGCCCTGATCGCCGCATTGCAGGCGCCTGCACAGACCACCGTGCAATGGCGCCTGCACGAAGCCCACATCGAGCTGCAGCCCGGCGAGCGATACGCCGGCCTGGCTCTGGATGCGAATGGCCAGGCCAGTCACCATCTGGTGCTGCTGCCCGGCGAAGCCACGGACATCACCTGGCCCGACGCCACGGCCTGGGCCGAGAAGGCCGGCGGCACCTTGCCGACGCGGCAGGAGCAGGCGCTGCTGTACGCCAATCTCAAAGCGGAGTTTCAGCCGCACTGGTACTGGTCCTCCGAAGAGCACGAGAACGGCTCGGGCGCCTGGTTCCAGCACTTCGACAGCGGCTTCCAGTACGTCTACCACTACGAGCGCTATGTAGGCCGAGCCCGCGCCGTCCGCAGATTCCCCGCTTGATCCTTCGATCCTTTGACCGGCTCTCCGGATTTCCATGTGGATTCCTTCCTTGCCGGGTTACAGTCTGAAAACGGATTAACGTGTGGAAGGGCACAAGTCATGACGAGTCGATCAACCTATGCGATGGTGCGCAAGAACTTCACCACCACGGCACTTCGAGCACTGCGTTTCGTCCCTGATGGCGGTCGCATGGTCAAGCGTGGCGCCTGCCGCCGCGAGCTGGCCGAGGCCACCAGCCTGGACGGCCAGTCGTGGCGGGTGCGCCCCCTTGAGAAAGGGTGGCGGGCATGAGCGACCGCGAAAAGCTGGGCCTGGCTCTGTGCCCCTTCTGCGGCGGGCCGGCGCGCTTTGGAAAGTGCGTACCTGGCGAACAGGAGTTGGAGAACGATGGGGCAGAGTACGTCGAGTGCTGCGACTGTGGCGCTAGCACCTGTCTGGTGTTCCCGTGCATGGATGAGGCCAAGCCTCGCTTGCGCGAGATGTGGAACACCCGCTGCAGGGCGGACCCGGTCGCCTACCTGCACACCGTGCGCGTCGTCAGCCCGCACGCAAACCACAACGAGATCGATCAGGCGTTGAGCTTTAGCCCGAAGTACTTTCCGCTGGGGGCAACGGGCATGTTCGAGAGCATCGGCGTCCGTCCTTTGGTCTTCGGCGACGGGGAGGCCCGAGATGAGTGAGGGGCCGAAACGATACGTAGGCGGCCGGGTTAAGGGCGGCTGCAGCCTGCACGACGCCGAGAAGCCAGAGCTTTGCCAGAAGCACCTGCACCGATGCCCCGAGCCGCGCACGGTGGACTGCTGCGGCATGGTGAGGGAGCACGACGTCATTGAGTGCTCCCGCTGCGGCAAACAGTGGACCGTGCCATGCAACTTTGACGAGGACTATTCATGAACTTCCACCAGACCACCGGCGCGGCTGAACCGCTGCTTCCAAAGGCACCCGACCAGCGGTTCGCTCCCGTCCATCCACTGGCCGTGGAGTGCCTGTACGACGACGAGTGCAAGACGCTGATGAGCAAGGGTCACCACGACACCGCCGC